GGGCAATGCCCTGGCTGGTTCTCATACCGAGGACCGAAGCTAACATCGTCAGCTCTAGTCCTGGCGGTCGAGAGACCAATAGTTCTTAGTGTGAACTCGTGCACGGGGACGATAACCAATCGTCTCTAAGCACCGGTTCGGACGGTGAAACGCAACCCTAAAGGGTTTGATGCGTGGCTATCCGGAAACCGATAGTCAGTTGGAGAACTTCCAACGGGGTCAACCTAGGGGCCGGACTCCGCCGCAAGGCGGGGAGGTTTACCGGATCTATCGGCACGTCGGATCTTGGAACCTAATGTAGGGGCACTGCCTCAAGCACGCCGCGTGTGGCGGTAACGCAGCTTTGCAACTGTATTCCGTTTGCACGGGTACGGCCTGGCAGAACCAGGTCGGAGCACAGACCTCGAATACCCACTATGGGAGCGATACCCACTATGGGGAGATTGGAACCAAGATTGTCGGGCGCCTTATAGTGAAGGCCCCTACTAGACTCTCAAGTCAGTAGAGACTCCATCGGCGGGACCGAGACAAAGAAATGTCGTACACGAACAAACGTTAAAAGCGGAGCCTTTGTAAGATAAGGCCGTAGTACTCTTTAGAATAGATGGGAAAGGGAGCCTCTGTTAGCCAAGACTATACCAGTGACTGAACCTCGAAAGAGTAATAGGCATGATCGGAAGCACAGCGCAGAGTACAGCCTGGACCTGTTGAAGGTAAAGGAGTACAGTCAGTACGTGTCCGTAGTAAGTGGAACCAAAGTTTGAAGCTCGATAGCGGCGAGTAGGACCATCGGAGAAATTCGGTGGAACCAAAGCCCACTAAGGGTGGATAATCAGGGAAAATGAGCTACGCTCGGGATCTCGTATACCGTCAGGTAGATGAGAGTGAAGGTACCAAAAGAGCTCCCCATGGAGAAGCTGAGAATTTGGGACCCGGCGACGGCAGTCTGCCGTCAGGGACTCAAGGGGTCAGTGGAACCATAGGGGGTTGCTGATGGATTCCTTCAGCGATCCTATCGCCTCCGCTCAGGAGCGCCTGCGGCCTGTGGGTAAAACCACAGAAACCGAAGGTGGACTAGGCAAATTAATGTAATAATTAAAATGCTCTTCAAACTACTCCGGGTTGAAAACCTTAGAGTTAGTGCGAAACTAGCCCATTGGCGTCCACATCTAAAAGTGTGGAGACACCTAATGGAGCCCATGATTTCATGGGCAAGATTAGTGTCAGGTAGGCCGACTCGAAGTAAGATTATCCAATTGGCAACCTTCGCAAAATGGGTTGCGAATATGGTACGTAAGCAAGGTGTTCCAGGGCTAGTCCAATACTTGAAAACTGCGCATACCCTGCTAATGCAAGGTGTGCCAGGGTCAGAATTGAAGGTGCCTTCGAGAGAGATCTCGAAGGTTGCCGTGGCCACCGGTGGGTCTAATCTTCCTAGGGTGATTCCGAGCTACGCTCGGGGCTTCATCCGAAGGGGAGACAGATCTACCATTCGATTTTGGCTCACGTTATTGGGTATGTATCGAATATTGTTAATCGAACCGAAGTATAAGTTTGGTACCATCACCGACCCCGGGAAACTACTCTCACGAGTGTTCCTTAAGGAGTGGTGCGTATTCATACGAAGTAGGTTTGTGCCGCAATTGCAAATACATACAGGTGAGAAACTCTTGGACATTGGGACCGATGTCTTAGGGAGACCATCAGTGTTGCCCATAATGAAGTCTTCGTCCGATCTCCCTTTCGTAGATTGGGAGGCCGGCGAAGTCGGTCCATCAACCTCATTCGGCTGTAGGTTCAACTCCGCGAGGCGTTGGACGGATGGCTCATGGGGATGGAGTTTGTTCCGTTATCTCTCGGTAACTCCGGGAGGAACGGGTACGACTAAATCCCTGTGGACCCAAATGACTGAGGTGGCAGAGGCCGCTCCAACTGCACGACGGATGACGATGTCGTCCGCAGTATTGGAGAGAATCAGAAAAGGAATAAAGGTTTTCAAAGCGGATGAGGAAACAATATCCCGAAAGGAATTGATTCTTCGGAAGCGGAGAGAATACCCAAACGGATCTGATTGTAACGGTCGGCTATCTGTAAAGATAGAACCCGCTGGCAAAGCCCGGGTTTTTGCCATGGTGGATTATTGGACGCAAGTAGCCTTGAAACCCCTGCATGAGTGGATCTTTTCCGTA